GGCGTATGCGGTATTGCGTGCCCGTGGAAGCGCAGAACGTCCGCGCCATAGTCCGTGCCGTCCAATTCAAAGAGCAGCACTTCGCTGCCAGGTTCAAGCACCTGGATGTCACTGATCAGCGGCATAGTTGCCCCTTATGGATGGAATGCACGCTCGAACGTGGCAGTGAGTTTGAAAACGCCGCCACCCACCGGAGTGGGCACGGGGTTCTTGCAGGTGAACAGGCCAAGCTGGCCCAAGGGAGTCGTCCAAAGGAAGGCTTTCGCGCCGGCGTGCCGATCAAGGAACGCCATGATCTCCAGCACCTTGGCTTGAGGTCCGCTGTAGGTGATCGGGTACGCGTCTTCCTTGTTGTTCGGGCCGTCGCCAACTTCCTGTTTGTAGCCGTCGCCAAACTGCGCGGTGCGCACCCGGTACAATATCTCGGGCGCGTCACCGTGCTGGGTTGGCCAAGTGAATGTCTCTATGGCCATCAGCCCCTCCCGTTCGTAAGTTTCCAGATTGAGCCGCCGGGCTGCAGCGCTCGGGCGATCGCGGTTTCAGCTTCCGCTTTCGCCGCCTGCTGAATGCCTTTTCCAAGCTGCGTGGTGTCTTCCGTACTGGCGCTGCCGCCAGTGCCTTGGGTTTGTACCGACACCGCGACGGGGAAGTTGTAAACGTTGCCGCCACCACTTCCACCACCACTGATTGCGCGCACACCCAACTGCCCGCCGGCCGTGCGGGTCAGCGGCATGATCGCCTCTGGCCCCGCCTCGCCCATGACGCCAGTCTGCCCGCCTGCCATCCCGAACGCTGTCGGCTTGCTCACCACGGAGTTGGTGAACGCAGCGCCATTGGCGAACATCTGCACACCCGACGACCAGGCACCGCCGAGCGCCTGAGGAAAGTAGCTGCCGGAGTACCCTGCCGAAGAAGCGCCGAGATTCGAAGATGTCGCACCGGCAGATCCAGCCGCCAGCCCGTTACCACCGCCTCCGCCAGTGAAGTAGCTGGTGGCCGCACCAACCAGACTGCTCAGCAACGCCGAACTGGCCTGACGGGTCGCGATCCGAGCCATATCCGCCAAGATCGACTTGGTGAAGTCAGCGAACGACAGCTTCCCGGTCATGGCGAAGTTGACGACTGCGTCTTCCATGGAACTGAAGGCATTGGTGAACATGCTTTTCGTCTGTCCCGCGACATCACGGGCTGATTCCAAGTAGTTCTGCCACGCTGAGGAAGCACCGGCACTCCAACTGCCTTGGGCGACTGTCATGTCGTCGTAGTTAGCCTGCACCGTGTCGTGCAGATCTTGCTGCGTGGCTTTCAGCGCGGCGAGCTTCTGGGTGTACTCCTCGAGGCTCATACCGCGCGAGCCATCGCCGTACTGGTTGGCCAACTCCAGACGCTGCTGATTGAATCGATCGTCGATTCCGTTCTGCTGCTCGGTCAGTCCGCGCTCCCGGTCTCCCTGTCCGAGGCCGGACGCGGCCCGCAGCCCCTGCTGACGAAGGGTGTCGACCTGCTGTTGCAAGGCACTCGTGTAAGAGTTGACCGCCAGAGTCTGCTTACGAAGACGGCCCTCTTCGTTGGTCGCGATCAGGGCCAGCTCGCTGTCGCTGTCCTGCTGCGCCTTAACCATGGCACTGCGGGCGTCGGCAATTTTCTGGTCAATCTGAATGATCTGAGCGCTGGTCGTGCCCTTCTTGGCCCTGACCGCTTCGAGGGCATCAATTTCAGCCTGGTAGCCTAGGGAAACTTCGTTGGCCTGCTGGTTGAGTAGGCTCACGCGCTGCTCGGTGTAATCTGCTTGGGAGATGACACCGGCGCGCTGAGACGCCTCAAGTTCCTTGTCAGCATTTTTGTAGTAGGCCAGTGTTTCGGCCAAAGCGTTTTTCGCGTTATTGAAGCCTGTAGTGTCGACGCTACCGGCTGGTGTTTTTGGATCCTTGAACTTGTCGTTGATGTTCGCAATGTTCTTGTCGATAGCTGCCTGGCTCAGGCGCGGATCGTTCGGAGCGACCTTGCGTATGTCATCGAGTTGGCGCCTGTACTCCTTTATAGCCTCGGTGCGCTTCTGCTCGTTCGTCCAAGAGGACTTGGCCAACGCGTCGATCTTCGACATCGACGACACTGCATCGCCCTGCGCTTTCGCCTGCTCGCCTTCCCATTTTGCGATATCGGCCTGGGCTGCCTTCTGGTCCTCCAGCATGTTCAGCTGATTGGAGTAGAGCTCGACCATCTCCTTCTGGTTTTGAAACGCCCCGACGTCGCCCTTTTGTGCGGAAGCGAGATTGCGCCGGGCCTGCTCAATATCAGCGTCGATATCGGGACGGCCGATGTTCTTCAGATTGTCTGCCGCGCGCGCAACCGCGTTATATCCCTTCTCCCAAAAGCTCAGGTTCTCCAGAATGCGCGGCGTGCGCTCGTTGATCGCATCGGCGTACTGCTCAGTCGCAAGCTTTACCGCGCCAGCGTGGTCGCCTTGCTGTTCCAGCGCTGCAATCTGCGAATAAACCGAAGCGGTCAGATAGTGGTACTGCTCATTGAGCGCGGCGGACGCTTTTACCGGGTCATCGGCGAGCTTGGCGAATTCGGTAACCGTCTCGCTGACTGCCTTGCCGGTAGCCTCCTGCATTGACACAGCAGCCTGGGTGATCCCGGCGAAACTCTCTCCCGCAATTTTTCCGTTTCCCGCCAGCAGCGCGAGCACTTCAGCCGCCTGACCGGTAGTGCCTACAGTGGCACTCACCTGACGAGCCATTTCGCCCAACTGACCGGCACTCACACCTGCGTAGTTGCCGGTGAGGATCAAGGATTTGCTATAGGCGTCCTGTTCTTCGCTGCCCTTGTAATAGGCGACGGCCAGCGCGCCAACAGCTGCGGTAGCCAGTGCGAGTGGCGCAAGAATAGCGAGCAAGCCAGCAGCACCGGCGCCGGCCCCGGCTCCCAGCTGAGCAACGGCGCGAACCCCACTTCCCCAGTCTCCAGACGACAGGGCATTACCCAGCTGCACGACGTTCTCTTGGGCCTGGCGGGTGCCGAGGCGAAGTTTGTCGAAGCCGGTGGTGGTTTTTTCGAGCTTGTCGTAGTCCTTGTCGATCTTACTCAGCGCTGAGTTGTATTGGTCCTGGCTGATGCGACCGGCGTCTAAATGCTTGCCGAGTTGCTCAACCTGCGTGTCCAGTTTGGACAGCGCAGCGCGGGCCGGGTCAATTGCGCCCAGCAGGCTGTTCAGAGCCTTTTGCTCATCCATGGCCGACTTGGCCAGCGCCACCTGCTGCTTGTCGAGCTGCGCTGATAGCTTCGCTGCCTCAGCCTCGCCATAGGCGCCGGTTTTTGTCAGCTTTGCCAGTGCTTCGCGCTGCTTTGCGAGATCCTGAGTGGTCTTGGCGCTGGTAGATAGCGATTTCTCCAGCGCCTGCATTTCGTTCATCAACGAAACGGCGGACTGCTCTGCGCGGCCGCCGGCCTTCGCCATTTCATCCAGACTGGTTTTAGCCTGAATTGCATCGGCCGAGTCGATCTTGACGCCGAGCTCTGCAATGTTCATCGACTCACCTTGAATAAATGCCCGTTTCTAAGGGCTGTTGTCGCGGGCCGCAGCCATGACTGCGATCGCCTCCGATTCCATGACGCGAATGTCTTGGAACACGCGTGAACGATCCTCGGCAGGAATACCGAGAAGCTTCATCACGTCAGTGAGAACGCCGTAATCGAGACCGGTTGCGCCGCATGCACCAGTGCGCCACTGGGTCCACATCGAGTCCATAACAAGGAATGATTTCCAGTTGTCCGGCCAGACTTCGAAGGTTTCGTCGTAGTCGTCAGGAGAAAAGCCGAACATCGCCATCTGCTCGGCATCACCCTCAACCTCGTAAAGCGCACGGGCAGCGGCGGTTAGTTTCCCAGACGGGCCTTGCCGAAGGCCTCGCTATAGGCTTTCACGACGGCATCTGAAACGCCGATGCAGCTCTTCACCAGCGCCGTTATCGATTCATCGTTGAGCTTGTCGCCGAACCCCCATGACACAACCAGATCTTTGATCTGATCGACGCCCTGTTCGACTTCCGCAGCAGTGACTTCGGCAAGCGTCGGCTCTGTGTCTTTGAAACGTTCGCCGATAGCCTCTGCCTTGGCCTTCCAGGAGTCGAACAACTCGGCAAGCGCGGTTCGATCGCGATACTTAAAAGTAAACGGCACCATGGCCGGCTTTTCGCCGACCTGCGGGATTGCCACGTCGACGGTGAAGGTC